TCATTAGAAATCATCCAAACAGTGACGGTATTCTTGATTGAGACGAATCATAACATCGTCCCAGAACTCTTTATCATCATCATCGTTGTATTGGTTGTTTTCTTCAACCAAACGAATCAGATTGTTGAGATCATCAGAAGTGAGGTAAGTCATGAATCCTCGTAGAGTGAGTGCATTTTGTTGCGGATTGCATAGACATCTTCTGGATCATACTCATCATCATCCAGGGCATTACCCACGAAGTTGTAGATTAGATCCCACTGATCTTCAGTGAAGAAATCTTTGATGCTGGTGATAGTTTCCATCAGAAGTCGAAGTTAGAGTTGAGTTTGGAATCAAAGGTAGAATCTTCTTCATCATCCTGCATTTCAGGAATGTCGAAGATTTCACCAGGTGCGTCAGCGATTTCGGACCAGAGTTCATCAAACATGGTGTTGGAGGTGTGTGGTTGACTTGTTTAGTATAAGGGCACTGGAGGCGATCCTAGTGCCCTCTTGTGCCAGTTCCTATGCTGTCACATAGTTGGGGATTTCGACACGATCCACTGGACCTTTCCAGTTGATCTTGTATGCTTTCCAGTTATCATTGAGATCGAACAGGTAAGCATACTCTTCGCAAGAATTACCAGACACAAACTCATCAAAACTGGTGTGAGTAGGATCTTCACCATCACCACGCTCTGAATGATACAGAGGTTGTGGTTCACGATCATTCTTATACATTAGATGACCACCGACATCATGAATATACTCTCCCTTCTCATCACGAAGAGGAGAATCATGATTCCAAGAACCACGAGTCCGAAGACATGACATCGAACCGCCATCAATGAGTTCTTGTGCATCTTCGCGGTTCTGATAGTGTTCCACAAGGATTTTGCCGTTGTGCTCTACATAACCATCATAATGGCAGTAGGCGCTAACCACAGTGTGGTCAGGCATTTCGATTCCGATGCGTGAACGGGTTCCCATGGTGTTGTGGGGTGTGTGGTGAACAAATGAATTGTAGGGCACCCTTGGAGATTCCAGAGTGCCCAGTGTGCCAGTTTAGTAACCGTCCATCGCGTCTTCCAGTGCAGACACAAGACCATCGAAGTCCTCTGACGCAGGAAGAACCGTGATCAGGGTGTTGACCATATCCGCACCGTACTCCTCCCGAAGTTCGTTCAGGTACTCCTTGCGATTGGCGTAACCGTTCTCAGTGTAAATGCTCATGGTGAAAAAAGCAAGTGGTGTGGTCTCTCAACCACGAACCTAACATAACTCAGAAAAGCGACAGTTGGATTCCCCCTTGTGCCAGTTTGTCTTTTGGCATAAGGAGGTCCTCCAGGCGCTTCAGGTTGTTGAAGTCATTCATGTTGTTCGATTCTGCAAACAAATCATAAATGGGAATTCCATTCACCGTATTGAAAAAACCATAGCAATCCAGTGGTGCTTTGTGCAAGAGATATTTTTTCTCTTCACTTGGATTCTGAGTTTCTTGTACAAAATAAACAAACTTTTCGTCAACGTAGAATTTCATTCAAATAATCGCAGTTGTATACACAATAAAACACAATCACACCTCATGGGTGATCACAGTGACACTTATAATAGTGGCACAAGGCTAGAACGGATCGTACTCTTTGATGCTACAATAGACTTCCTCAGTACCTTCGAGTTCTAATAACTCTTTCCAGTCCATATGTTCCACATCTAGATCATCATAACACATGATGTCTAATGTAACCGTAATCTGACGCTTCTGTGCTAACATGGTGCCTCTAGATGTGTACATGTACTAGATTATATCATGCATAATGACGATATGCAAGCGTTTCGTAATCTTGCCCGTCTCGTGTGTATTCCTCGTCGAGTTCATGCGTATACTCGTCGAGATCCTGTCCGTAATCGTTGCTGTATGTATAGTCGAGATCGTAGTCGTCGTACATAACTCGTCGAGATTGTGGAGTACAGTGTGATTATAGCACATAACTCGACTAGATGCAAGACTTATGCCTGCGTTCTCGTCGAGATTATTACATGTATATATGCGTCTCGTCGAGATTTGTGTGCTTTTGTGTACATTCTCGTCGAGATTTTATAAGAAATCGTAATATTATAAGGTCTTATGGGTATCTGGGCGATTTTCGCGGCGGTGGTACTTGACAAACTGCGCGTCTTATGTTACGCTCGCTAAGGTCACAAGAACTGAAGGCATTTAATAAGACTCAGAGGCATTTATAAGCATTTAAAGAACTAAATCTTAGTTTTCCACACAAATACACCACTTTTCCACAACTTTTTCCACAATCATATAACCAACACTTATGATTTTAACGCAATTTTAACGTAATATATCTTCATTATACCTGTACCATATAAATCAATAGGTACAATGATCATAGGTACAATCGAAATGAACCCCAGGCATGTGGTATTGAGAGACATAGAGACACTAGAAGACTTCAGCAAATACGCCATAGACGTAGACGGTAATCTCTGGTCACTACAATACAAGTATCCTAAACTTCGTAAACCTATCATGAGTAGTGGTTACCTATCAGCAAAACTACGTGATGATTATAAGAACTTAAAAACAGTTTATATTCACAAGTTAGTGGCCCTTGCATTTCTACCCACTGATAACATTGAACGTGGTGTCAGACACAAGAACAAAGATCGTAATGATAACAGATTAGAAAACATTGAATGGATTGTTCGTAAGGATCAAAGAGAACAAGCAAACGATTACATTCTAAATGGTGTCATCATAGAACGTATTCAACAAGTACACAGAGCATGTCGTCGTAAGGGAGTTCCTGTACCTGACTCCTATGAGTTTACTAACATGATGATCAATACTGCACTTGATGAATACATCATACGATATGGTTTAAGAAAGGTGATGTGATCAGTATCTTTGGTTTAATTCATCGTTGAGTAATTTTACATAAGCATCAACTTGAGGTGATGAATAAAACATGGCGTCTGCAAGTTCACACCACAGATCCTCTGATGGAGCGTCTTTCATTTCTTCTTCAGTGAGAAAGCAAGGTGGTAGTATTATCATTGAACCTCATTGTCATAAACATCTTTTTCAAGTTGAGAAAGAATCTCTTCACTACATTTTGCAGGAATCAACTCATCATTCTCATCACACAATTCATTCAACCAATAATCAAATAACATCTCATTCACATAAGATAGATTATCAAGTTGTTGTTCAATACTGCTAATCAATTGTTCTTGAGTTTTAATCATTTCCAAACCTCCCTCCATACATTGGTCCAGTGTCCACATTTGTTACAGTGACGAGTACCATGAATTTCATCACACACATCTGCGGTTTGGTATGTTCCCTTACCACATACCTCACAATCTTTACCATCCATGTTTACTTCATCATAAAGAGTCAGTTGTTCGTAAATCATTTCAACCTCCACCATACACATAGTCTACAATACCAGCAGGATGATTCACACCCTCGATAACAGTGAACTTGGTTAATTCACTGTCAAAATCATCAGCGCCTGGATAGGAAAACTCTTCAATAAACAATTCACGACAATGCTCTTTAGATTCGGCTGCAATGACTACCATACCAGAAGTGTAGTCAACAAGGATTTCGTTGATGATGTAGAGATTCATAATTAATCAATCCTCAGGATAAAGTTTCCAGGAATCAGCATGAATACCAAGTTCTTCACATCGGCATTCATAGGCTATACGCTGTAAGAGTCGAAGATCCATGCCTTCAACCGATTTCTGAATCGAACGGCGGATCTGCTTGTCTTGAACGGTGTCGGTAATCATGGTTTGGCGGGAGAAAGGTTGTACTTGTCACACATAAGGTCTCTTACTTGCTCACGATCATAACTGTCACCACAGAACTCTTGACCTTTAATCTTGGCAATTCGCATCACATCACTGGTTGCTTTGCGAGCAATCGTGCGATTGATACCAGTGATAGGATACAATTTACCAGGACCATAGAATGACATCACATAATCAATAAAGTGGTTGAGTTCTTCCTTAGTCATGGGTGGTTCCGTTGATTACCTTGTTATTATAAGGGCAGACTGGTGGGAGGAGTGGAGTCCTTGTGCCAGTTGTCAGAGTGTCACTCCTCGACAATATAATTCTTAAAGATCATCATAGCATCGTTCCATTCAATGAACTGATTACTAAGTGTGGTCGGTACAAAGCAGACCGTCCATCTTCCTTGATCTGTGGGATTATTGGTTCCGTGAAGAACACCAACATTGACTAAGCTTGGACGATTTGTATTTGCCTCATAAAGTAAAGTACAGTCCTTCTCTTCAGCAACAAGATTATGATGATATTCTATTGTATTTTCGTTTGCTTCGGTAACTTTTTCTTTTACATGATCAGAATGCCACCATTGAATCACACCTTCTGTTGGGCCCCAGGTGACATTGATCTTGGCGTGATTTGTATAAGATGAATGATCAGTATGAATCGGTATCTTTGAATGTGGTGGAGTATAAAAACATTCCTTCAGATAACACTTTAGATTCAGACTATGAAACCATTGATCAACTTGTGGAAACGGAGCAGTCTTAATTAAATGATGTTGAATTTGATCTCCCTGTTCCTTAAACTTCTTAAGAGGATTAATTTGAAAAGGAAGATTCAAATAACGATGATAATGATTAGTCACTGAATTTTGATCTCAGGGTAAGGATTCAATTTCAGATGCAAGATTCAGTATATCATTCTTATCCAGTACAATCAAATCATTCTGTGCATTGTAATGTGTGACGTTATCAGACACAATCCGCATAATGGCAGCAACTAATTTGTTTTCTGTATCGGCGCCACCATTATTTCTGGATTCCCAGATGGCATTCATGATATTCTGTGCTCTTTCGCTCATTTTTGACTCCAGGACTTCTGCATGTTAAAGTTATTATAACTGAAAACATAGCGATTGACAAGTTTATAAGTACCGTACTCATTTGTCATCACATAACCTTCGTGTGACGTTTCTTTCTCATCAATAAAACATTTGACATCATCACTGACTTGAATAAAAAATGGCAGATCCTGTTTAATAGATTCCACCAGTTTCCACAGTCGAATCAGATTCGGATCACATGTAAAATCATTCTCATCTACTTCAGTCTGAGTACGAAAACATGCATTGATCTGTTTCTTAATGACGGCCGATTCTTTCTCACTCACAAAAGTACAAGTCGTGGCCATTTGTTTGGCGAAATTACAAACATCTTCAATGTCCTCACGATAAGGATTCAGGGAGGCGCTAGGGCGTACAAACTTTACGTTGGGAGTATCATTCCAAATGGCACGATCAGGCATTGCCACAGCGTCACGTAGGTCGTTCTCAGCATAGTAACAGGTATGAGGTGCGATGATAATGTCTTGCGAAACTACCTCAGGAAACTTGTAAGTAATCGTGTTGGGGCAATAAGTATCAGAACCGCCAAAACCAATAAAGTCACACTGATAGACAGACTCTGTGACAGGAAGACAATCAAAACAAGCATGAAGAATAGTCGCAACCTGACCTTCATGATTTTGATCAATTTCTTCATGAGAATGATTGATTTTGATTTTAATCTTATTGAAGACGGATTTGGTTCCTACAAAGAACTTACCATTTGCAGGATTGGTTCCCCAGACAATCGCAGGAGAACCATCAATCTTGACACTGAGAGTAGAATCGGACATGAACCAATTCAGTACCGACAGATCACCAGTCAGAATGGTATCTTCAGGATGCTCAAGATGAATGTTTTTCATTTAGTGAACTCTGCGATCAGGTAAACAATAGCAAGCATGGAAAGAATTACAAGTCCAATTGAAATACTAATCCAAATGGGAGACAATACCCACCACCAAGACCATTGAATCACATTACACAACTTGAGTCCAATGAACAGAATCGTCAGTGCGCCAGTGAAACTGAGTCCACCAGAAGATGAAGTTTTAGTTGTCATTTGAGTCGATAAAGTAGAATGATTTGTAGAGCGCCTAGTGAATATGCTAGGAGCACCAGAATACCACAGGTCATCATTTAGTTACCATTGAGAAAGTCGTGCATTGCCTCTTCATATTCCTCATAGGTCGCAAAGCGATGCTTCATGCTTGCAGGAACCTCACGGGGAGCAGGACCAGGAAGGTCACGCTGCTTCTCAGCATAATACTGGTGCAGGTCAGAGCGATTATACAGTTCGGAGTTCATGACTGAGATGGTGAAGTGGTTTGGAATCGTTTTGCCCACAGATCATAGGACCGATTCCTCATGCTGTCAAGCATTTCATAACGCTGTAGAATCTCAGAGTCTTCTGGCAAATCATAAATGCACGGAATAGCAAGATCCATCCCATCAAGAGCATGAACCAGAATACTATTCAACAGATCGTGCTCATCAGCAGTAAACTCCATTGTAACAGGAGTCATATCATAAGTCATTGTTGTGGAGGTGGTAGTGTTGGACGATTCATTTCAACGGATTGTTTCTGAATTTGAAACATAATACCATTGAGTGCATTTGCAACAGGAGTAAATCCTATAGTTGCTACAATAATACCAAAGATTGTACCAGAAATGAAGTTAAACATATCATTTCTTACA